CGCTGGCTGCGGCGGTCATCACTTCCTCGACGGTCTTGCCCGCCCGCGCTTCTTCTCCATCCGAACGGGTATCCGCTACGGTGAGACTGTCGGACAGCTTTCAGGAAGCATGGAGATCGGTCCCCACGACCCCTACCGTGTCGACAACGATGACATCGAAATCGCTGGCCGTACGCTCTACACCTACTTCGGTAGTGCCGTGAAGCGTTTTGACCCGAACACTGTCTATCAGTCCATCTACGGATCCTCAATCACAAAGGGAGAGGGCCTGAAAAACGTCCCCATCGTAATGCAGATTCTTTCCTATCTCGCTGCGAAGATTGGCAAGGGCTTTGCCGAGCACCTTTTCGATGCAAAGCGTAACGAGAAGGGTACAAAGACAGTCGACCTTTTCGACGGTATCGACACCATCACCGCCAAGGAGATTACTGATGGAAACATCTCCGTTGCAAATGGCAACCTCTTTGAGTTTACCGATGCCATCGACTCGACAAATGCCGTCGATCAGCTCGTGGCGTTCTGCCGTGCAGCTTCAGATGAACTCCTCGATTGTGAGGACGGCGGTGACTCGCAGGGTTCCGGTCTCAATCTCTTTGTTCCCCGCAGCATTATCTATGCTTACCGCGATGACTACAAGGCCACTACAGGTCATACTCCCATCTATGACAAGTTCAATCAGACCGTCATCGAGGGCTTCGATAACATCCGCCTCGTTCCCTTTGCCGGTAAGGCGAAGTCGCCGTTCATCCAGCTCTCAACCAGACAGAACATGCTTATCGGTACCGACCAGATGGGCGGTGTCGAGAACATCACAGTCGAGAAGCATCATGAATTCCTCCTTTCCTTCATTGCCACAATGTTCTTCGGCACCAACTATGAGAGCATCAGCCCCGAACGTCTCCTTGTCGGTAAGCTCGCCACAGCATAATGTCCAATCTCTTAAAATGATTAATCATGTTACCTAATTCAGATTGTACCGCTGCGGATCTCTATGAGAGCCTCAAGCATTGCAAAGGACAGAACTCCCTTCCGGGCATCCGCCCTAAGGTGCTGGGCATTCCCAAAACGCACATTGTGTCATTCCCGAAACTTCCCGATCTTGATGCGAAGGACGCGACGATGGCCTCGATAGCCACTTACGACGGTGACTTCGTGCTTGCTGCGGATAAGAAATTCCTTTTCATGGACATTCTTTCTTCATCCTCCAATGTCAAGTCGGATCCGCAGGGTGAGGGGGCTTCAAAGTCGTATCTTATCACGGCTGTCCTCTTCCATCCATCCACAGGTCCCGAAGTGACCGGCTTCTCCCGCATGGTCATCAATGACGACTTCATCTGGCTTGTGCAGCAGCGCGATGGCCGATGGCGTGTCGTGGGCAATGAGATGATGGAGACTGACACTCAGCCCGCACAGGATTCAGGTCAGGCCGTGACAGATTCATCCGGAACCACATTCACCGCGACTGTGTCGGATGTCTGTCCCGCTCCGTTCTATACCGGCAAGGTGCTGACAGAGAAAGGTGTCTACAACTGTGCCACAAATACTCTTGAAGCTGCTGAACCTTGATCTTTACTGCTTTCTTGATTTAATTCCCGGCGCAACCGCAATGCAGACTGCTTGCGCGTTGCGCCTTTTTACTCGCATTATGAATAAATTAGACCCTGCATTAACCCGAAAAATCCAGGAGTGGCTGAACACTCCCGCTCCGGAGCGTGACATCATGGCCGGAGCGACATTATATCTTCAGCTCTCACGGAACCGCGCCCTCTACAACTCTGTGATAAGCAAGCCTCAGAAGTACATGCCTAAACTGGAGTATGAGCTGCGCAAATTCCTCCGCATCCGTCTCGACAAGATGGCCGTTGCGGACATCGTGCGTCTTGAGTCCGAGGTTATGCCGAAGGCTGCAGAGACAGTCGAGCAGTTGCATCCCATTTCAACAGACGATGAACTGCCTGAGGCTACAGTGGCCCGTGGACGTCGTTTCGACCATGACTCCCTTCCGGATGGAATCAAGGAGCTGTGGGACTCCAATGCTGAACGTCATCGCCGTATTGTCCTCTTGTTCAATGAGCTTAAGGGCATGTCGGAAATGGCTCCCTGTGACCGTTATGAGAAATTACGCATTCTGGAGGAACTTGACCGGACCTATCGCTCCAATCTTGCCCGTTACGATGCTTATGTTCTTGCCCCGGTATCTGAGTCGGTATCGATGGAACCGGCTTCCGTTCCGGCTTCCGCTCTCACAGTAGAAGATGTGGCCAACGATGTCCCTGCCGAAGGAGCTGACACCGATGCTGCCGCTGATGAAGCGACTGAATCCGCTCCGGCTGTCGACATCGCCCGGAAGATCGGAGCTGCACGGAAAACGGTATCAGCCACAAAAAAGACTCTTGTGGCCTTGAATCCGGCTGATGAGAAGGCTGCAGTGTTACGCTCCAAGATTCAGGATGCAGTTGATACGGTCCGTGCCCTCGGAGGTGGCTTCTCTCCGGTACAGGAGGAAGAACTGTCGCAACTCGGTATCGTCATGAACTGATATGGCAAAATCCAATGCAACGGCCGGTCTGGTGGGTTTGGAAAAATGTCCGGTGCAGCCGTATTTCTCTAACAGCATTCAGCTTGCCGGAATCATTGAATGGATTCTCGGTCAGACCGGCCCCGCTGACGTGATGATCTCGACCTTTTCTACTTCTGAAGAGTTCCTCCGGCATCTGGTCCGGCTCCGGAAATCGGGGAAGGTCAGAAGCTGCTCACTTTTCTGCGATCTCCGCGCTGCGCGCAAGACTGCCTCACTGTATCATTTCATCAGGGGAGTATTCGACAGCGTGGCGCTCTGCCAGAATCATTCCAAGGTTGTGCTTGTCTCCAACGAGACCTTCAATGTCGCTGTCGTGACTTCTCAGAATCAGACCCGTGGCGACCGTTATGAGGCCGGAATCATCACGACAGATTCTTTTACGTTTTATAACCTCCGGCTCGGCTTTGACAGTCTCGCCGAAAACTCTTTGCCCGTCGATGTGCTTCTCTAAGGAAATGATTGATAAGATAGCCGAATATGCTGCGGATCTTACTCCGATTTCGGAGATGGCTGCTCTCCTTGACGTCGGGGAGGATGAGTTAAGGCTGGCTCTTTCGGACTCTTCTTCCGATGTCCGGCGCGCATATCTCAAGGCGAAGGCTCAGACGGCACACATGCTGCGCCGTCAGGAGATAGAGTTTGCCCGGGTCGGTTCACCTTTGGCCGTTCAGCTCACAGGTGCATACCTCCGTGACATGACTGCTGATGAAGATTTTTAAGACCTATGCCATTACCCGCCATTATTGATATAGCTGAAAAGCATCTGTTCTCAGATCGTGACAAGATGGAGGCTGCCGGACTTCCGGAAGCTTCCATCTCGCATCTTCTGAGGCTCAGGGACGTTTATAATTACTGGATCTCTTTCCCGAACAAGAAGGACAGGGACATCGTCGCCTTACTGCGTTCGCGCTACAGTCTGGGGGATTCACAGGCCCGCAATGACCTTAAGCTCGTCAAGATTCTCCTTGGTAATCTTGAACGTACCACGAAAGATTACCACCGTCACCGGTTCCTGACCATAATCAACCGTGCCATTGAGCTTGCGGAGCTTCAGAACAATCCCGAAGCTATGATAAAGGCTGCTGACAAATATGCGAAATATATGCAGCTCGACAAGGAGGATGAACGTATCAATGTCCTTGATAAGCTTGTTCCGCTTAAGCTTGTGTTTACCGATAATCCTGAGGTCATCGGTATCAAGCGTGTTCCCAATGCCCGTGAGAAGGTAAGGGCGATGAAGGATAAGTATTGGACCGAAGAGACTGTCGATGTCGAATTCGAGGACATCGATGCAAATATGGATGAACTGTTCAGACCTTTGCCACACCATGGAGATGCAGGATAAGGAAGTCTATCTTAACGATGTGCAGTGGGACCTGATGACCGTGGTCCAGGCGCGTCAGACTATACTCGTTGCCGGACGTGCCTTCGGCAAGGGTATGGTCCACGCCCTCTGGAACCGGCGCAATTTTGAGCGTATGCCCGGATCTATCACGGGTATTGTCTCCCCGAATGGCAAGCGCGCCCTTACTAACACTCTGCCGTCAATGCTTGTCCACTGGGAGAACTGGGGACTTAAGCGCAATATCCATTGGAGTATCGGCATCAAACCTCCGAAGGCATGGGGATGGAAAGAACCCATCTTCCCGGTGCAGAACTATGAGAATGTCCTCGCTTTCTGCAATGGTTCCGTCGGATATATAATCTCTCAGGACCGTTCAGGTACATCGAACTCGCAATCTTACGATGCTGTCGATGTCGACGAGGCTAAATTTATCGACTCTGAGCAGTTCGAGAATGAGACAATTCCTGCCCTCCGTGGCAACCGGCAGCATTTCGGTAAGCATTTCTTTCATCATTCCATGCTCATATCGTCCGATATGCCTGTCACAAAAAAAGGATCCTGGTTCCTTAACTATGATAAGAAATGCGACCCTGAGGTCATTGAGCTTATCCGCGGACTGGTCTATGAGATCAATGCAATCAATAAGAAGGTCAGGGAACTTCGGGCCAAGGGTATCAATCCTCCGCCATATCTGCGTGACCATTACAAGAGTCTTAACCGCGACCTGTGTCGTCTCCGTCATGTGGCCGTGGATTACCGTGAGGTATCCACGATTGATAATCTCGTTGTGCTCGGTGAGGCATTCATCCGGCAGCTCAAGCGCGATCTTCCCCCTCTGACCTTTCAGACCTCGGTACTGTGCAAGCGCATAGGCATCGCCCGCGACGGTTTCTATTCCTCGATGACGGAGGAACACAAGTATTCGGCTACAAACTTCTCTCACCTCGATAACTGTGAGTATGATTTCGATAAGCTCAAGGATCAGTCTTCGCTAATGGATGCTGACGTTGACCCGAAGAAGCCTATCTGTGTGGCCTTTGACTACAATGCCAATATCAACTGGCTTGTGGCCGGTCAGCCAAGAGGACGGAAACTGTTTGTCCTTAAATCCTTCTTTGTGAAGTATGAGCGGAAACTGAAGGAGCTCGTGGGTGATTTCTGCAAGTATTACCGTTATCATGCCAACAAACGTGTGGTGTTCTATTTCGACAATACCGCCAAACAGGGCGCGTATGCCGTAGACGATACAACATTCATGAATGTCATCCACAATGCTTTCCGCGCTAACGGCTGGATGGTGACTTTGGTTGACATCGGTCCTGCGATGAACCAGATGGTGAAGCATCTCCTTATCAACCGTATGTTCGCCGGTCAGGCAAAGCTCAAGCCAATGATAAACCGTGAGAACAACGAGGATCTTCTGATTTCAATTCAGACCGCCGGTGTCTACAATGGTAAGAAGGACAAGCGAGGCGAGAAGCTTGCCGAGACTGAGGAGAACCTGCTTGAGTCCAGAACTGATGGTTCCGATGCTTTCGATACACTCTGTATCGGCTGTGAGAATCATCCACGCTCGACATCTATTGTTTCAGTAACATCGTCATTCTGATGTTATGCCCCTGCTTCGGCAGGGAGAGATGTATTTTATTTATATTATCTGAATTGCTGCTTTCGGTTGGGAGAACTGAGGAAAATGGATGTTGTCATCGTATGCCGTTGTCCGGCTTTTGAATCTTGTTTCCGCTTTCGTCCTTTTACGCCGCAAAGTTAATGCCATTCCCCCTTGCGACAAGGATATACGAAGTCCGCCGCCAAAAACTCCATCCCTTACGGGTAGTTTTTTGACGGCGGATCCTTGTCTCCGGACGTGTGAATGGCACTTTCCGGGCAGTGTAAAAGGTAACTCAAACGCGAAAACAAGATTCAAAAGTCAAACAACTTTAACTTATACGATTATGACAACTTCCATTTTTTCATCCTCAGTTCTCCCAACCGAAAGCAGCAATTCAGAATTTGTAAAAGGTTCTCACCGCTCTTCCAATCTTGATAAGTCTTATATGTCGGATTTTGACGATGATTGCTCTCTGGTGAATGAAATTGACCATCGTTATTCTGTCGAGGGCTATGATATGCCTGATTATGACAATGACCGTGAGATTGAGGAGTATTTACACGAACTGGCCATTACTGATGAACTTAATGAATATTACGCTTACATTGACGCGATGGCTGCGCTTGAACCTAAGAAATGTGCTGAAGTGGATAAGGCCGAGGAAGTAATATTTCCTCGCATCCGCAAAAGAGATGCGCGTTTCTACATTAAGCCGATACAGAGCGGAAACGCATCTCATTGGCTCGTGATTGATTCCAAGGACTATTCTTTTGAGGCTCTTGAACTGACCGAACGCGATGCGCTGAACCTCGCGACATCTCTTAACAACCGTATGACATCCGCTTATTAATCTTAGCTTATCTCTTTATGAAATCTTATAATATTCCCATCGTTAAAATGATTTATGTTTCCGATAACTATGACATGCCACAGCTTAAATGTTCCAAGGATGCTTTAAAGGCTTTCCGCAATAGTTATGATGATGGAGAAATAGGAATGCAGGAATTTTTTAAAGTGGCCTATCTCAATAGGGCTAATAAACTGATTGGGATTCATACTATTTCAATGGGTGGCACGGCTGGGACGGTCGTTGACTTAAAGATATTATTCAGTGGAGCATTGACATCAAAGGCAGAATCAATAATGCTTTGCCACAACCATCCGTCGGGTAACAGGAGACCAAGTTGCATGGATGATAATTTGACTAAGAAGATTGTCAGTGCAGCCGCTCTGT